CTTGAAGTAAAGTATTTAATGCTGCATGATTATTTCTGACATATAGCTTACGACCATCTATACCTTTGAGGTAAGTCTTAATAGCTGCTCTTTGCACTCTATCTCGGAGAGATTTAAATGATGGTGTATTAGAGAAGAAATGTTCTCTAGCTCGTTTACCATCTCCCTCGTTTCCCCCAACCACGCTTCCAAGTTTTTTATCTCCTGCTCCGTACATGAGGGCATAGATGAAAGTCTTTGCCTGATTTCTTGATTTAAGTCTTGCAGCTTTCTGATTAGTTGTGTGTATGTCTCCTTTGATGATTTCATTTATAAACTCCTCGTCAGCCATATAGTGAGCCAACATTCTTATTTCCAAACCAGAAGCATCAACTCCTAGTAATACATTACCCTCATCAACAGTCCAACAAGCTCTACACCTATCACCATAAGGGCTAGATACTGAGGGAACTTGAGCCATGTTTGGATTTCTATGTGTCATTCTGCCTGTTATAGTTCCATTAGGAATAACAAAACCATGTACCCTATCATCTTCCTCTACTGCTTCAACCCATGAGTCTACTTGAGCTATGCGTTTTTGTAGTAAAAGAAAGTCAGCAATAAGTTTGGCTTCGTGAATGTGAGTAATCTGTGATAAAGTTTTTTCATCTACAATCGGCTGACCGGTAGGTGTAAATCTATCTGGCTTCCAACCAAAGTCTACAAGGTATTCTCCAATCTGTTTACGACTACCTAGATTAAACTCTTGCAACTTTTGTCGCATAAAAGGTTTGTAGTTTTTTGTATCAAGACATCTGTTGTATTCATCATCAGTCAGTCCTCGTTTAGATAGCTGACCATCTTTACGAATGTATGGAGTAATTAATTTATCATCAATCCATTTAGGCTTGAAGGTAGAGTGAACCTCATCTTCAATCTGCTGCATCTTTTCTCTAAGTTCAGCTAATAATAACTGAGCAGAAGTCATATCAAATTTAAATCCATTGACCTCTTGTTGTTTGATTATCCTTGCAACATCTTTCTCAAGTTGAATAGATTGTTTTGAAAATCCTTTTGACTCTTGACGAAGTTTAAAAAAAACTTTAGTGTTAAGTTCAACATCACGAACACAATAGTCTAACATCTTTTCAGAATACTTATCATACTCTTCAAATTGAATTTTAGGATAACCTAATTTATATCCCCAAGTTTCTAAGCTGTGTCCCCCATCTCTAACTGGATTAAATAATCTGGACAAGACTAAAGTATCAATAACTTCTTTATCAGATAAATCTACATTACAAAACTTTTCTACTATTGGAATATCAAATCCAATAATATTATGTCCTATAAGTGTATCAGCTTGAGATAAAAGTTTACAAGCTTCTGAAAGTTTATCTGGTGGAAACTTAAATATTTCTTTTGTATCTACATCTTGAGCTACAATACACCATAGCTTAGATGCTTTTACATCATCAGTTTCTACGTCAAATACTAATCTCATTAAAACTTCTCTTCTAAATTATCGTTGTCTTCAAAGTCTGAATTATCAACTTCACTTAACCTGCCGGTTTCAGCATCGTAAATAACCCGACAAGCTAATCCTACATCTCCTGTATATCTGGATTTAAGTATCCTCATCTTAGTAGTTCTAGCTTCATCGGGGTCGTCTGATTGTTGATTACGTTCTAATGCGATAACACAATCTGATAACTGACCAATACTATTTGAGCCACGTAAATGAGATAGACTTACTTCAATACCATTCTCATGTCCCTTGTTTCCATCAACTCTACGTAAGTGAGATACAAGAATTATACCTGCACCTGTCTCCTCTACTAAGCTTCGTAGTCTAGTCATAATCGTATCAATGGCTCGTCTTTCATCTCCTTCATGGACAGCACTAACTAACATATGTAAGTGGTCCACGACTACCCATTTACAATCACATCCGATAATCATAAATCTTAACTTAGTAAAGATGTCGTCAATATCGTTTGTGCCAAAATGCGAATGAACCCAAACCCTGTTTTTATTCTCGCCATCATACAACACATCAAAGAATTTATCAAGTTCTTCTTTACTAAATCGTTCTCTCACTTGGTCAATGTAAAGTCTAGCGTTAGCTTCGATAGATAGAATACCATCAATGGTCCTTCTCCAATCTTCCTCTAATGCAATGATACCTACATTATCTTTAGTCTGTTTGATTAGCCAATGCTCTAACTCTCTAGTCACACTAGACTTACCAAGTCCTGTCCCACCTGTAAGAGTTAATAGTTCTCCTTGTCTAAGTCCATACAGCTTATCATTCAATCCCTCATAAGGGAAAGGAATACTCTGTTTCTTTTCTCTGTTATGAAACTTATCTCTTTGTTCAGAGATATTGATAACACCAGAAGGTGTATAGACTTTTGCTGCCCACCATGCTTCAACAAATTCTTTATGTTTGTTTGACCTCAACATATCGTTAGGGTCTTTCCAACCATTAGGCAAGTTTAGTATCTTAGCTTTACCAGGTTTAAAAAGTCTAGCAACTTTGACTGATGCTTCTTTTCCTGCTTTATCGTTATCAAATGCAATGATTACATTTTCAAACTCATCAAAAAATTCTAGACTTTCTTTAACATCTTTGACTGCACCTTGAGCACCACGTTTAATAGAAACGACTGCCCACTTACTACCAAGTAGTTCATAGGCAGCCATCGCATCGCACTCCCCTTCGGTTATCGTCACATACTTACCACCTTTGAAAAGTTGTTGACCAAATAAACCTGTATCATTGTAAGTTCCAGAAACAAAAAAGTCTTTGTTCCTTACGTGTCTAATCTTGGTCGCTGACAATTCATAGCCATTGTAGTATGGATAAAAGTGTTTAACTACATTACCTTGTAAGTCTAATGCAACTTTAACACCATACTTCTTAGCTGTGGCTTGTGATATTCTCCTATCGCTAAGAGCATTGAAACTACCTTCATTAATATCATCAGGTAGCTTTGCTGTATTGGTTGTCATACTCTCTCCTTCACATGATTTTTCATAGTCTGGCATAAACTCGCCACAACTAAAACACTTAGCTGAACCATCGGTATTAACACCGACAGCATCGCTACTATTACATAGGGGACAGGGTTGATGCACCTTGTCCCAAGTTTTATCATCCATGTTTACCCTCACTTAATTTTATTTTTTGTCTTCTTTATCTGGTTCGATAACAGCTTCCTTACAATCTTCAAGTAGTTTTTCCAGATTAATTCTATGAGTTCTCGCAGCAAAATCTAATGCTTCGACCACCACTTGAAGTTGTCCGGCTTTATTTATAATGATAGTAGCTTCTTGCTTTTTGTTATCATCTTTAATCTTGTTAACATCATACAAGGTTTCGCCACTATCATTTGTTATTGTTATAATCACAGTTAAAACTCCTCGTTATCAGAGTCAGCTTCTGCGTACTCAACCAGATTATCAACCTTAACTGCAATCAGCTCTGCAAAACTTCCAAAGTTATTGCTATAAGGTTTTATTTTAACTGTAACTTCCGAGCCAT